CCGAGCTCGAGCACGACGAGGCGATCGCCAGGCTGCGCACGCCGCCGCACGCCATCGAGGCCGAGCAGTCGGTGCTCGGTGGCCTGCTGCTCGACGCCCAGGTCTTCGACGTCGTCGCCGACCTACTGGTCGAGTCCGACTTCTTCCGCTTCGAGCACCGGCTCATCTGGCGCGCGATTGCCTCGCTGGTGCTGGCCTGCAAGCTGGTCGACCAGATCACCGTCTTCGAGCGCCTGCAGTCCACCGGCGACGACTCGAAGGTCACGAACTGCCTTCAGTACCTCAACGAGCTCGCCCTCGGCGTGCCCAGCGCCGCCAACGCGCGCCGCTACGCCGAGATCGTGCGCGAGCGCTCCATCCTGCGATCGCTCATCGCCGCCAGCGACGAGATCGCGACGGCCGCCTTCAGCCCCCAGGGCCGTACCGTGCAGGAGATCCTCGGCCAGGCCGAGGCGAAGGTGCTGAAGATCGGCCAGCAGGGCGCATCGGCGCGCACCACCGCGCACTCGATGGCCAGCCTTTCGACCGCGATGCTCGACCGCGTCAACGAGCTCCACGAGAAGGGCGCCAGCGACATCGTCGGCGTGCCCACCGGCTATCTCGACCTCGACCACAAGACCTCTGGACTGCAGCGCGGCGACCTCGTGATCCTGGCCGCCCGCCCGAGCATGGGAAAGACCGCGCTCGCGCTCAACATCGCCGAGCACGTGGCCATCGCTGAAGACCTCCCGGTCATCGTGTTCTCGATGGAAATGAGCGCCTCGCAGCTGGCCCTGCGCATGCACAGCAGCCTCGCTCGGATCAATGGCCAAGCGCTGCGCACCGGCCGCCTGGCCGATGACGAATGGGGCCGGCTGGCCGAGGCAGTCGATCGCCTATCCAAGTCGGCCATGGTCATCGACGAGGCCTCGGCTCTCACCGTCAGCGACATCCGCACGCGCGCGCGCCGCCTGGTCAAGGAGCTCGGCGGCAAGGTCTCCCTCATCGTCGTCGACTACCTGCAACTCATGAGCGGCGGCGGCAGCGAAGAGAACCGCGCCACCGAGCTCGGCGAGATCTCGCGCAACCTGAAGGCCATGGCCAAGGAGCTCGACTGCCCGGTGATCGCGCTGTCGCAGCTGAACCGCAGCGTCGAAAGCCGCAACGACAAGCGCCCCGTCATGAGCGACCTGCGCGAGTCCGGCGCCATCGAGCAAGACGCCGACGTCATCTTCTTCATCTATCGCGACGACTACTACAACAAGGCCAGCCGAGAGCCTGGCGTCGCCGAGATCCTCATCGCCAAGCAGCGCAGCGGCCCGATCGGCACCGTGAAGCTCGCGTGGCTCTCGCAGTTCACCCGCTTCGAGAACCTGGCGCTCGACTACGAGCCGATGCCCTACGCGCCGCCGACCAGGGCCAAGGAAAGGATCTGACCCGTGCAGACCATGGACCCGCCAGCCACCGTCGACGAGGCCGCTCGAGCCGCCCACGTGGCCCGCGTCATCGCCGAGCGCAACGAGCTGCAGCGGCAGGCCTGCCTGCGCGGCATCGCCCGTGCCAATGCCGGCCAAGCCGTCGACGAGAAGTGGCTCGAGTGGGCCCGCGACTTCGTCGCCATGACACCGAAGCTCTACGGGCCGCTCGGCGCCGGCGAGCCTTACGAAACCTGACCGAAAAGACACCCCATGTGGATCATCACCAGCGATGCCTTCGTGAGCATCGTGGAACACCGAGACGACCCGGGGTCGCTCATCGTGCGCGGCCGCTTCGCCGGCGACGTTCGCCGCTTCATGGGCCGCAAGGAGCTCGAGGAGATCGAGACCCCGCACGCCGACTATCGATTCAGAGCGATCGTGCCGCGCGTGGACGTGGCCGCCGCGCTGGGCCGTGCTGCGGCGCACATCACCTACCCGAACTTCAAGGACTCGATCGCGGCCAAGTGGCGCAAGGCCCTCGCGATGCGGGTGTGGTCGCTGTTCCACGCGGCGCAGAACGAGCGCGCGAGCCTGGGCAGGAGGGCGCAGCCGTGGTGACCCGCATCGGCTTCACCATCCTCGGCCAGCCCTGCAGCAAGGCCAACAGCCGCCAGATCGTCACCATCGCCGGCCGGCCGACGCCGATCAAGTCGAAGGACGCGCTCGCCTACGAGCGCGATGCACTGAAGCAGATCCCGCCTGTGGCGCGCGTGCGAATCGACGGACCGGTGCGCGTCACGCTGCGCCTCTACTACCGAACCGAGCTCCCGGACCTCGACGAGTCGATCGTTCTCGACGTGCTGCAGGACCGCTACGGCAAGAGGCCAGGCGCTGGCATCGACGGCGAGAAGCGCGAGCGCGAGCTGCTGCAGGCCGGGGTCTACCGCAACGACCGCCAGGTGCGCGAGAAGCACGTCTATCACGGCATCGACAAGCGCAACCCTCGAGCCGAGGTTGTCGTCGAGCCGCTCGTGGCGCAGCAGGCCGACCTGCTCAGCGGCGACAGCATAGGTCCAGCGATCGTTGATCGCAGGACGAAAGAGAAGGCACCGCCGGTGCCATCACCCGAAGCAACCGCAACCCAAATGGAGAACCTGTAATGCGCCGTGGTTTCACTCTCATCGAGCTCATGATCGTCGTCGCCATCATCGGCATCCTGGCCGCCGTCGCGCTGCCCGCCTATCAGGACTACACGACCCGGGCCAAGGTCAGCGAGCTCATCGTCATGTCGGCGCCGGCCAAGCTGGCCGTGTCCGAGACGGCATCCTCGGCCGGCACGCTGGCATCGGTCACCGCCGCGAACTCGGGCTATACGTTCCCGGGGCCGACAAAGTACGTGGCCAGCGTCGCGATCGGTGACGGCACCGGAATCATCACGGTCGCATCGTCGATCCCGAACGCCCTGGGCAACATCACGCTCACGCCGACGCCGGTCGCAGACGGCCAATTGAAGTGGGCCTGCACCTCGACGATCTCGAGCAAGTTCCTCCCGGCCGAGTGCAGGAACTGAGCCAAGCCCATGTACATCACTGCCTACGCGCTGATGACTTTCGTGGCCGGCCTTGCCCCGGCCCAGGTCCAGCCTGTCCAGCTGGATCGCTTCAAGACGCAGACCGAATGCGTCGCAGCCGCTGACCAGGCGCGGGCGCAGGCCCGCGATCGCGGGCGCGAGGTGGCGCTTGTCTGCGTTCCCATCGCGCGCACGAAGTGATCTCGCCACCTTCTCACATGGAGGCCGCAACAGCATGAGCAGCGAGCACCACGGCCGCCGCGCCTCCCAGGCCCTGCGCAGCGTCGCCGAGCTGCTCGAGGGCCTGCGCCTGGCCATCGAGACCAACCGCGAGGAGGCCGCGCGCCTGCTCGAGGCGATGGCCCAGCGCGTCGATGACGGACTGCGCCGCGGCAGGGAGGCGCAGACCTTCCCGTATCAGGGCAAGATGCTCACCGCGGCCCAGCTGGCCAAGCTGGCAGGGGTGCACCGCACCGTGATGCGTGAGCGCCTGAAGCGTCACACTGCCGAGGAGTCGGTCGCCCGCGGCGCCCGCAAGTTCACGAAGGGCCCGCGCGACCTGTACGAGCTCGACGGGGAAAGGCTCTCGGTGCGGCAGCTGGCAGAGCGGGCCGGAGTGTCGTGGGTGACCATGTGGCAGCGCCTTCGGAAGAGGACGCCGGCCGAGGCGCTGCTGCCGAACCAGCGCCAGCGGGCCGCGCCGGCAGCGGCGCCAACGCCTACGCCGGCACCCTCGCCGGCGCCAACGGCAGCGCCGCGGCGCGCCATCCGCATCACGCCGACCGAGCAGCTGCTGGCCATCCCGCCGACGCCCACCAGGGCGCCGACGCCGGCGCCGACAGCGCCAGAGGTCATCGAGCCGCCCGGCGTCAAGCGCATCGTCGCCAAGACGCCGCCCGGGCGCTTCGAGGTGGTCGACAAGCCGCCGAGCGTCTTCGGCCGCATCGGCACCTACCGCGAGCCGCCGGCCTCGGCCGCGGCGCGGGCACTGAAGAGGTAGGCGCCTTTGCGCAAGAACAGCGCCGCCGCAGCTCACCGCCTCCTCGCCGCCGGCTTCAGGCCGATGCGAGACCGGGACTCCTGCGCGCGCTGCCGCTTCAGCGAAGTCGAAGACGACGGCAAGGACAAGGCCTATTACTGCACCACGCAGCACGCCTGGGTGCCAGGCGGCGGGCACTGCCGCGACTTCGTGGCCATGGACACCGCCCAGCACCAGCTGCCCTTCGTGCAGACCGTCATGCAGGAGATCGCCGCGGCCGTCGGCCACGCTTCGGCCTTCCAGCTGTGCCGCCGCTGGGGCGGCCGCGAGCTTCGCGTGCCGGTGGCCATTGAGGACGGCCACCCCCTGGCCCTGGCGCTCGGCGTGGGCGCCGCGCAGCGCCTGGTGCGCACCTTCGGCGGCCAGCGCCTCGAGCTCCCGCTCGACGTCAACGTCATGCGCGCCAAGCGCGACCAGGCCATCATCGCCGACATCGAGCGCGGGCTTTCCGAGGAGGCCTGCGGCGTCACCTACGGCCTGACCCGCCAGGCAGTGCGCGCCATCTACGCCAAGCGCGAGCGCCTCGAGGAAGCGTGAATACCAGCGCGATCGAGCCGGCCGACGACGAGGCGCCTGGCCGGCCGGCCGCGCCGCTTCGCCCGCTCACTGACAAAGAGCGCCGATTCGTCGAGGAGTACCTCGTCGATCCCAACGCCGCCAAGGCGGCGGCGCGCGCCGGTTTCAGCGAGAGGACCGCCCGGCAAATCGGCTATGAGCTCATTCGCAAGCCCCATGTCGCCGCAGCCATCGCGACCGCCATGGAGGAGCGGTCGATGCGCACGAAGATCGACGCGACATGGGTGCTGGTCAAGCTGCGGGAAATGTTCGAAGCCGACGTGTCCGACCTGTACGACCGTCACGGCCGGCTGCTGCCGGTCAAGGACTGGCCGAAGATCTGGCGCACTGGCGGCATGGTCACTGGCCTCGAGTCGGTCGAGACCATCGACCTGGCCGTCGACGAGCCAGATACCGCGACAGGCAAGCCGCGCACGCGCCGCACCCTGGTGGCGAACAAGAAGATCCGCTGGGCCGATCGCACACGCCTGCTCGAGCTCATCGGCAAGCACGTCGACGTGAGCGCCTTCCGAGACTTGCTCGCCGGCGGTGGCGGTGGTGGTGGCGCGCCCAGCCCGGCCGAGCCGCCGCGGCCGCTGGCCGCCTTCACCGACGAGGAGCTCGAGGCGAACCTGCACCGGCGCATCGCGATGCGCAACGGCAATGACGACGGCACTCCTCCCGCCAACGGTCACCGATGAGGCCATAAGCCTCGAGCTGCTGCAGCGCCGGCAAGGCCGCCGCACGTTGATCGGCTACGCCAACGCGATCGACATCCCGGGCAAGCCGATCGACGAGAGCGTCGACCCTGACCAGTGGGTCTTCAGCCCGGTCGAGACCACGGTGGCAGCGCACCACGCGCTCATCATGCGCACCATCGAGCGCGCCGCCTCGACGCCCTACGGCCGCTTCATGCTCATGATGCCGCCGGGCAGCGCGAAGTCGACCTATGCCTCGGTCGTCGCGCCGACCTACTTCATGGGCAAGCGGCCCGGCACGAAGATCATCCTCACCAGCTACGGCACCGACCTCGCCAGGCGCCACGGCCGCCGAGCTCGCCAGATCGTGCGATCGCAGCGCTACCGCGCCTTGTGGGGCTGCGGCCTCACCCGCGACTCGCACGCCGCCGACGAGTGGTCGATCGAGAACGGCAGCGAATACCTGGCCGCCGGCATCCTGGCCGGCGTCACCGGCAACCGCGCCGACGGCGTGCTCATCGACGACCCGATCAAGGGCCGCGAGCAGGCCCGCAGCAAGGAGATCCGCGAGAAGACCTACGACGCGATCGTCGACGACCTGCAGACCCGCCTGAAGCCCCGCGCCTGGATGGGCATGATCCTCACGCGCTGGGACGTCGACGACCCGGCCGGGCGCATCCTGCCCAAGGGCTACGACGGCGAGAGCGGCCTGATCGAGTGCCAGGACGGCCGCGTATGGGACGTGATCTGCCTGCCGGCCGAGTGCGAGAAGCCCGGCGACCCGCTCGGCCGGCGCGTGGGCGACATGCTCTGGCCGGAGTGGTTCGACCCGGCGCACTGGGTCACCTTCCGCAAGAACGCGCGCACCTGGGCGTCGCTCTTCCAGCAGCGGCCGGTGCCCGGCGAGGGCATCATCTGGAAGCGCGATTGGTTCCTGGCCCGCTACGGCGTCATCCCCAGCCAGGCGCGCCGGTGCGTGCACTCCTGGGACACCGCGCAGAAGGCCCACGAGCTGGCCGCCTACTCGGCGTGCACGGTCTGGCACGACGGCCCCGGCGTGCCGGGCCACTTTTTGCGGGATGTCTTGCGCGAGCGCCTGGACTACCCTTCGCTCAAGCGGGCCGTGCTGTCGCTCGCCAGGCGGGATTCGCCCTCGGCGATCCTTATCGAGGACAAGTCGAGCGGCTCCTCGCTGATCCAAGACCTGCGGGCCGAGACCAGCCTGCCGATCGTGGCGATCGAGCCCGAGGGCGACAAGATCTTCAGGGCTTCCGACGTGAGCGCCATGGCTGAATCCGGGCTCGTGCACCTCCCCGAGGTGGCACCATGGCTGCCAGACTTCGAGGCCGAGCTCTTCGCCTTCCCTGACTCGCCCTTCGCCGATCAGGTGGACAGCGTCAGCCAGTACCTGCAATGGATCAAGCGGGCCGACGTGAGCATCAACTCGGCCGGCGCAGGCCTGACCCGCTCGGGCTTGGCTGGCGTGCAGGAGAACCACGACGAGGGCTACGGCAGCGTGCGCCGTGGCAAAGAAACCATGAAGGGGTATTGAGACCATGGCCACCGAAGACCCTAAGAAGCAACCCGTCGAGCCGCCGCTCGCCAAGGAGATCTCGCCGCCAGAGGATCCGCTGCGGCCCATGACCCGGGCCTCGGTGGCCGCGGCTTCGCCCTTCGTCAACCTGCTCGACACGACCGACTCGGTGCTGAAGGGGCAGGGCGGCATCGCGAACCTGTCGGTCTACTCCGAGCTCCTGCGCGACGATCAGGTCTCCTCGACCTGGGGCCAGCGTCACCTGTCGCTCACCTCGTGCGAGACCGTGGTGGAGCCAGGCGGCACAGATGCGGCCAGCAAGTCGGCCGCCGACGCCCTGAAGGAGGAGCTCGACGCGCTGCCCTGGGATGACATCACCGAGAAGGCGCTCTTCGCGCGCTTCTTCGGCTGGGGCGTGGCCGAGGTCATGTGGCGGCCCGAGGGCAGCCGCGTCGCCTTCGACGCGATCAAGGTGCGCGACCGCGGCCGCTTCCGCTTCGACCGCGAGCGCGGCCTGCACCTGTGGACGCTGGGCACCGGCTGGGTGCGCATGCCCGACCGCAAGTTCTGGTGCCCGGTGGCCGGTGGTGACAACCACGACGTGCTCTACGGTCTCGGCCTGGCGCACTCGCTCTACTGGCCGGTCTTCTTCAAGCGCAACGACATCAAGTTCTGGCTGATCTTCCTCGAGAAGTTCGGCATGCCGACGGCGGTGGCAAAGCTCACCTCGGCGCAGCTCGACGACCCCGAGCAGCGGGCCAAGGCGATCACGATGCTGCGCCAGATCGCCACCGACGCCGGCGTGGTGGTGCCCGCCGACGTCAACGGCGCGCCGGTGGTCGAGCTCCTCGAGGCCGCGCGCAGCGGCGCCGTCGACTACGCGGCGATGCACAAGGCCATGAACGAGGCGATCAGCAAGGTCGTCGTAGGCCAGACCATGACCACCGACAACGGCTCGAGCAAGAGCCAGGCCGAGGTGCACGAGGGCGTCGCCCGCCGCCTCATTGCTGCCGACTCCGATCTGCTGTGCGGCAGCTTCAACGAGGGCCCGGTGCGCTGGTGGACGGAGTGGAACTTCCCCGGCGCCCTGCCGCCCCGGGTCTACCGCCAGACCGCCGCGCCCGAGGACATGAACCAGCGCGCCGAGCGCGACGGCAAGATCCACGCGCTCGGCTTCGATCCCACCGAGCAGTACATCCGCGAGACGTACGGCGAGGGCTGGAAGAAGCGCGAGGTGCAGCAGCCGCCGGCGATGCGGCAGCCAGGCATGCCAGGCGCCGGCGCTGTGCAGGATCCGGGCAACGCCGACGGCGAGCAGTTCGCCGAGGAATCGGCCGCGCTGGCTGCGCTGAAGGCCGCGCGCCGCGGCGACCAGCAGGCCCTCGCCCAGGCCGCCATGCACTTCGCCGAGCAATACCAGTCGGTGGTCGGCCGCCAGGTGGGCGCCATCCTGCAGGCAGCCGAAGACTCCGGCGACCCCGAGCTCTTCCGCCAGCGGCTCGACGAGCTCCTCGAGCAGGGCCCTTCGCCCGAGGCCGTCGAGAAGGTCGGCCGGGCCAGCCTGTTCTCGTTCCTGCTGGGCCGACTGCGCAACCAGCGCCGCAGCAACAACGGCGCCACCCCGTGAGCCTCGGCTTCCGCTTGGGCCCGCGCGAGCTCGAGCAGCTGATGCTCGACGCCGACGCGCTGGCCGAGTTCGACCAGCTGCTCGAGCGCCTGGCCGATGACGCGGCCGCGGTGGCCGGACTGCCCGACGCCGGCGCGATCATCGACTTCCTCGAGGTGCCCACCGGCTCGGCCTTCGACGTGGCGCCCGAGCACGCGATCGCCTTCTTCAAGGCCAAGGGGCTCAAGGCCACCTTCAGCTATGCCGACCTCATGGCCGAGCAGCATGCCCACCGGTTCACCGTCGCGAAGATGATGAACGTGGACATGCTCGCCCAGGTGCGGCAGAGCCTCGACGTCGCGATGGCCAACGGCCAGCCGTTCAAGGAGTGGGCCGACGGCTTGATCCCGATCCTGCAGGCCGGCGGGTGGTGGGGCCGCAAGGAGGTCGTCGACCCGCTGACTGGCGACACCGTCGTCGCCCAGCTCGGCAGCCCCTGGCGCCTCGAGACCATCTTCCGCACGAACATGCAGAGCGCCTACGCCGCCGGCGCCTGGCAGGCGATCGAGGAGCAGAAAGAGCTCGCGCCGTTCCTCATGTACGACGCGGTGGACGACCACCGCACGCGGCCTCTGCACGCCTCGTGGGATCAGAAGGTGCTGCCGGTGAAGTCGCCCTGGTGGGGCTCGCACTACCCGCCCAACGGCTACAACTGCCGGTGTGGCGTGATCCAGCTGACCGGCGACGAGGTCGAGGCCATGGGCCTCAAGGTGGCCACCGACCCGCCCGACGACGGCACCTACGCCTGGTCGAATCCGCGCACGGGCGACGTGCACCACATCGAGAAGGGGCTCGACCCCGGCTTCGACACGAACATGGGCACGCAGTGGAAATGGTCGCTGCAGGAGCTCATGCAGGAGAAGATCGAGGCGCTGCCGCCCAGCATGCAGGCAGCGCTGGCCAAGGCCAAGGCCGCCGAGGAGGCCGCATCGGCAGCAGCCGCGGCCGTCAGGGCCGAGCAGAAGGCCACCGCGGCAGCCAAGGCCGCCGCATCCAAGAAGGCGCAGGAGCTCGACGCCGAGCTCAAGTCGGCGCAGCTGCAGGCGGCCAGCGCCGAGGGCCAGGCAGCGCTCGCGCGCTCGGTGGCCAAGGCCGAGGAGGCCTCGAAGCAGTGGGTCGCGCAGCAGCAACTCGACCTGATCGCCAAGGGCAAACCGGGCCCCTCGGCCGAGGGCCTGAAGGTGACCGCGCTGAAGAAGCTCAAGGGCACAGAGGCCTGGGACACCGCCACGACGCCGGCGAACAAGCTGGCGCTCGTCAACGTGCAGGCGAACCTGCTGAAGCAGGCGGCCGACATCGCCAAGGGCGTCACCCTGTACAAGAAGCAGGTCATCGCCGGCAAGCTGCCGACGCCGTCGGCGGTCAAGGCCTTCAAGTCGCTCGACGCCGACGCCGCGGCCAAGGTGGTCAAGGAAATCGACGACGCCCTGGCGGCGGCCAAGAAGGCGGCCGAAGAGGCGGCCCAGGCGGCGGCAGCTGCAGCAGCCAAGGCAGCAGCCGAAGAGGCGGCGGCAGCCGCGGCCAAGGTCGGCAACATCGCAGCCCAGCCGGTGGCCGCGCCGGCGGCGCTCCCGAAGGTGGTGCGCGGCACGGCCCCGGATCCGGCCAAGCTCACGCAGATCGGCCCGCAGCGCGGCTCGAACCCGGGCGGCTTGTACCGTGACACCGACACCGGCATGCAGTGGTACGTGAAGCAGCCGGCCAGCGCCGAGATCGCCGCCAACGAGGTGCTCGCCGGCAAGCTGTACGAGCTCGCCGGCGTCGACGTGCCCGAGCTGCACCTCATCACCCTCAACGGCAAGACGTCGATCGCCTCGCGCATCGTCGACGGCCTCACCAAGGCCGCCGCGCCAGATCTGGCCAAGGCGGCAGGCACCGCCGAGGGCTTCGCGGTCGACGCCTGGCTGGCCAACTGGGACGTCGTCGGCCTGGGCTTCGACAACCTGCTGCTGCGCGGCTCGCGCGCGATGCGCGTGGACACCGGCGGCGCGCTGCGCTACCGGGCGCAGGGCAGCCTGAAGGGCAGCGCCTGGGGCGACACCGTCACCGAGCTCGAAAGCCTGCGCGATGCCAGCCTGAACCGACAGTCGGCCCAGGTCTTCG